TCAGGTGAATGGCTTGACATTAGCTTAAGCGCCATTGCTCTTAAGACTAAGCATTTTGCTGAAATAAATTCTTGGATTAAAACAGAAAATAGAGCAGTTTTGGCTCTAGATAGTTATCAATCTTATAAACTTAAGAAGAAAGAATACGGAATGGTTCGTGAAGAATTAATTGAGGCTGGATTGTTAGATGATAATGAGATGGCAATGATTCCAAGACTAAGAGAACTTGTTAGAATTCGTAAAGGTTTTGATCGTAGATTAGAAAAATTTAATAAGAGAATGATTGGTTATTTATTATATCTTATTGGTGAAACAACAGAAGAACAATGGAATTATATATGGAATCATCGACCAGCTGGTAATCAAGGTGATTTAGAACCAGAAGATTATACTAAATTAGAAGAGTTCTTTAAAGAGTTTGATGAAAATAAAGATCTTGCAATTGGGTATTTTAAGACAAAAGGATCTTTTTAAGATATAAATAGTATCATGCCTAGAACACAAAATAGATCAGACTTAGATGTAAATAAATCGCAGATAACTGCACGTACTTCTTTATATTCTGATTTTGATTTAGCATTTAAACCTCATCCAAATACTGGTGATATTACTACGTTATATGATATTAATGCAGTAAAACAATCAGTTAAAAATTTGGTATTAACAAATAGAGGTGAAAGACCATTTGCGCCAAATTTAGGTTGTGATGTACGAGGTTTATTATTCGAACCAGCAGATGCATTTACTGCTGTTTCAATTAAAGAAGCTATTACATTAACGCTTGATACATATGAACCAAGAATTAATTTAAAAAGTGTTTTAGTAAGTGCTGAACCAGACAATAATCGTTATGCAGTTGAGATCGAATTCCAAATTAAAACAGATCTCCAAACAGGTTCATTACAATTTTATTTAGAAAGAATTAGGTAAATTATATGGCTATCGATACATCAAAGAATAGATTAAAAGTATCTGAATTAGACTTCGATCAAATTCGTGCTAATTTAAAAAATTATTTACAATCTCAAACTCAATTTCAAGATTATGATTTTGAAGGATCAGCTATATCTACTGTAATTGATGTATTAGCATATAATACTTTTTATAATTCATTTAATGCGAATATGGTTGCAAATGAATTATATTTAGATACTGCACAAGTACGTAATAATGTAATTTCTCATGCAAAAACTCTTGGTTATATTCCAAGATCTCGTACATCTCCATTTGCTTCGATCGATCTTACAGTAAATTCACCAAATGGTACTCCATCATCTTTGACTATTGATCGTGGTACAGTATTTAATTCTAAGATAAACAATAAAACATATCAGTTTGTAAATCTTGAAGCAAAAACAATTACACCAGTTTCAGGTGTTTATAAATTTTCAGGTTTACAATTAAATCAAGGTATTATTCGTAACTATTCTTATATTGTAGATAACACAGATACAAGACAAAGGTACGAAATTCCTGATGTCAATGTCGATACTTCAAGTCTTATTGTAAAAGTAAGAGCTAATTCAAATGCTTCAAGCTCAAGTGTATATTCACAAGTACAAAATGTTGTAGATGTTGATGGTGATTCACAAGTTTATTTCTTACAAGAAGGTATCGATCAAAAATATGAAATCTATTTTGGTGATAATATTTTTGGTAAAAAACTTGAGCCAGGAAATGTTGTTGAATTAGAATATCTTGTAACAGATGGTGTTGATGCAAATGGTGCTTCAGCGTTTACGCTTGGTGGAAATGTTTCAGGTAATACTAATGTTACTATCTCATTAGTAAGTAAAGCTGGTGGTGGTGCTGTAAGAGAAGATATTGAATCTATTCGATTTAATGCTCCATTATCATTCTTATCTCAAAACCGAGTTGTTACTGCTGATGACTATGCAACAATTATTCAGAATAACTATGCTGATGTTGAAACAGTAGCTGTTTGGGGTGGTGAAGAAAATGAACCACCTGAATATGGTAAAGTTTATATTTCAGTAAAACCTAAATCAGCCGAGACATTAACTGATATTCAAAAACAATTTATTATTGATAATATTCTAAAGACAAAGAATCTTGTATCAATTACACCAGAAATGGTTGATCCTACTTACACATATATTTCTCTTGAAGTATTTTTTAAGTATGATCCTAATTTAACTACACTTACTTCTGGTGAATTAAAACAAAAAGTAACAGATATTGTATCAGATTATAATGATAATTATTTAAAGAAATTTGATGGTGTATTTAGACAATCACAATTATTATCATTAATTGATAATTCTGATCCTGCTATTCTAAACTCAACTGTTCGAGTTTATATGGAGAAACATTTAGTACCTAATGTTGGTACAGCACAAAGATATGAATTAGAATTTTCATCTCCATTATATACAACAGCATCAACAGAAGAAGTTATATCTTCAACTGCATTTACATTAAATGGACAAACTCATTATATCGAAGATTATAATGATGATAAAACAGTTGAACATAAATTAAGAATTTATAGAATTGTAAATGATGCAAAGATTGTAACAGTAAGCGATGCTGGTTATATCGTTCCTAGTGATGGTAAAGTTATTTTAACTTCATTTAATCCTGATGGCGGATATGAAGGCGATTATATTACAATTAATGCTCAACCAAATTCAAATGATATTGCGCCTAAACGTAATCAATTATTACAAATTGATATGACGCAAGTTACAGTTGAACCACAAATCGATACTATTTCAACTGGTGGTACAGTTGCTGGTATTGGATATGAAACAGTACCGAGACATAGTACCTAATGCAAGCATCACACGAACTATATAATATATTACCTGAACATATTATTTCAGAAAAACCTGAAATAGTAGCATTCCTTGATGCGTATTTTATATGGTTAGAACAAGATGATAATCCTGCTCATGTTTTAAATACTCTGATTGAATATAGAGATATTGATAAAGCAGCAGATGAATTTTTAGAATATCTTCAAAGAGAAATTGCTGTTGCAATTCCAGAGAATATTCAATCAGATCGTAGAAAATTATATAAAAATGTTGTAGACATTTATTTGTCAAAAGGTTCTATTCCTTCTTATCAAGCATTATTTAATTTAGCATTTTCTGATGAAGTAGAATTGTTTTTCCCTCGTGTTGATATTCTTAAACCTTCAGATGGTAAATGGGATGCAACTAATCAGAGATGGAAAAATGATGATGGTAAATTATCTGTTAAGAAATATATTCAAGACTCAAGATATTATCAATCATTCTCATATGTAATTAAAACTGGTCAAACAATTGACTATTGGAGAGATGTAGTAAAAAGATTATTACATCCTGCAGGTTTTGCTTTCTTTGGACAAGTATCAATCTTTTCAGAAGCAACAAAAGCAATGCCAACTGTACAACCCGGTAGAATTGATTCAACTGATGAGCCGATTCCAGTATTTGGTCCGGTTGTACGTGTACCTATTTCTATTCCAGCTACTATCACTAAGAGTGAAGATATTGATGGTGATGGAATTACAGATTCAGTAACTCGTAATGTTGTTACTGTTGATTTCGAATATGTAAGTCAACCATTATATGCAAATGGTCCTACATGGTTACATGTTGATCAATATAAATTCTTAGATAATGCACCAATATCGGAATATTCTGATTATACTGTTGAATTAGCTTCATCAGGTGCTAAAATAAGTAAATCAGTTGGATCAACAATAAATATAATACAAGTACCGTAATTACTTATATAAATAATACTAACACAAACGGAGTGATAATATAAAATGGCGGCAATTATTACAAACAGAATGCGTATTAAAAACGCAGACAAATTTTTAGATACGGTTAGTAGTGACTCTGTCTATTTCTTTATCGGTAGAACACAACCTTGGGCTAATTCAGATACAACAATTGTAACACCTGTTGATTCTGAAAATGATCAAGTTTTAGCTCAACAAAAGATGATTGCTATGAAGCTTATTGCAGCTTCTGATACATCTCATGCTGTTACACGATATAACTGGACATCTGGTACTACTTACGCAGAATATGATGATCAAGATTCAGCACTTACAACAAAACAATTCTATGTTTTAACTGATGACTTTAACGTTTATAAATGTTTAAAAGCTGGTTCAGGTGCATCTGTTGTTAAACCAACAGGTACTTCTTATGAAGTAAATGCCGAAGAATCTGATGGATATATTTGGAAATATATGTACACTTTATCAGGTACAACTACAGATAAATTCCTAACTAATACATTTATGCCAGTTCAAACACTTGGCTCAGATGACGGATCTCTACAATGGGACGTTCAAGACAATGCTGTTGATGGTGCTATTTACAGAATTAAAGTAACAAATGGTGGAAGTGGTTATACTTCTGCACCAACAGTCACTATTACAGGAGATGGTACAGGTGCCGCCGCTACTGCTACTGTTTCAAATGGTGAAGTTACAGAAATTTTAATTGATACTGATGTAAATGGTTTATTTACAGGTGATGAAGGATCAGGTTATAAACAAGCAAATGTAACTATCACTGGAGGTGGTGGTTCAAATGCTGCAGCAAGAGCAGTTATTTCACCGGTTGGTGGACATGGTGTTGATGCTGTTACAGAACTTGGTGGTTTCTTCACAATGTTAAATGTTCAATTAGATGGCGAAGATGGTGCTGGTGATTTCCCAGTAGATAATGAATATCGCCAACTTGGTATGGTTCTTAATCCATATGATTATGGAACAACTAATGTTTCAACAGCAACTACAAGAATTGCACAACAATCATTAACTTGGACTGGTTCTATTACTGGTAATATTAATGTTGATGATACAATTACTGGTGGTTCTTCGGGTGCAGTTGCTTATGTTGACTCTATAGATACAGATAATAATACAATTCGTTTCCATCAGGAAGCTGCAACTGGTTATACAGATTTTGCACCAACCGAAACAATTACTGCTTCAAGTGGTGGTTCGGTAAGTGTAACAGCAGTAAATGATCCTGAGGTTGATAAGTTTACAGGCGAAGTTTTATATATTGAAAACAGATCTGCAGTTAATCGTGCTACTGATCAGATCGAAGATGTTAAATTAGTACTTGAATTTTAAGGTTTAAAACATGGCTATAGATTTTAATACAGATCCGTATTTCGATGATTTCGATGCTGCTGGATCAGACGGTCTCACTCCTCAACAAAAATATTATAGGATATTGTTTAGACCCTCTGTTGCAGTTCAAGCAAGAGAATTAACTCAATTACAAACCTCACTTCAAAATCAAATCAGTTCATTTGGTGATCATGTATTTGAAGATGGTGCAATGGTTATTCCAGGTCAAACAGCACTTGACCAAGAATATGGATTTATTAAAGTCGAAGATAACTATAACGTAACAGTTGATGTTGAGGCTTACAGAACAGAATTTGTAGGCACAACAATTACAGGCCAGACTTCTGGCGTTCAGGCTAAAGTAGTTGGTTCTACTGCTCGTACTCAAAGCGGTGATCCTATTACTTTGTTTGTTAAATATTTAAATAGTGGTACAGATAACGAGACGAAACAATTTCAAGCTGCTGAATTAGTATTATCAGATGGATCTACTCCAAGATATGCTGAGATTCAAGCATCTTCTGAAACTCCGGTTGGGTTTGGAGCTGCAGCTAAAATTGAAGCAGGTATCTATTACATTTCAGGTACATTTGCTTATGTTACATCTCAAACTTTAGTACTATCTAAATACACAACAGATCCAAGTGCAAGAGTTGGTTTAACAGTTACAGAATCAACAGTTGATTCAACAACCGACGCTACACTGAATGATAACGCAAATGGCGCACCTAACTATGCTGCTCCTGGTGCTCATCGTTATAAGATCACATTAACACTTGATTCTAAGACACTCACTGGTACTGATGATTCTAACTTCATCGAATTACTTAGAGTTGAGAACGGAAGAATTACAAAACAAGTACGTTCGACTGATTATGCCGTACTTGAAGATACATTCGCAAGACGT